CTGATATATCTATACCAACTAATTTTTTTCAAGTAGGTACAGTAAATAATTCTCTACATTCTTTACCAAAAGGTAAAGACACACTTGGAACTTGTGCCATGTTTGGATACGAATGACTTGCACGTGCTGTTACTGTAGAATTAGTATTACAAGTGCCATGTATTTTACCGTTGTTCTCACGTTTTAACCATGCTTGTGTACCAGTCGCTAGTTGTGCAATTCTTTTATCTAATAAAAAATGTTCACATAAAATTTTTGCTTCAGGATATTCTAGTCTACTTAATACAGTATCATCTAGTTTTGGTTTACCATCATTAGTAAACTCTTTAGCTTCCCAACCGTATTTTGTTTTAAGTCTATCTGCTATATGTTGACGTGAACTTGGATTGAAGATAATAACCTTATCTTTCAATTGTTTACCAGTTTTTTCTGAAATTCTTTTCTCAGTTATAGGTAAGAATATTTTTTGTAACTGTTCTTCTAATTCTATTCTTCTAGTATTTAATTTAGTATATAATTGTTCGGCTTTCTCTTTATTAAAAGTAAAACCATATTGTTCTTGTTTATATATTATGTCAGCTACAGTGTGCTCTAAGTCCATAGCTTGTTGAGAGTAACCTTTTTTCTCAATCATATTGAATAAAGTGTGAGTCACTTGAACATCTTGGATACAATACTCTAGCATACCCACACTAAATTCTTTCCAATCTGTATCAAACTGTTCTTTGTACTCGCCCACCCTGTTACCCCACGCTTTCAAGCTGTGTCTGCCAATACAGTCTCTTGGAAAATTCTTATATTTAAAATCTTGGTCTTTAATATCAGGGAATAGTAATCTAGTTGCTACTATGGTATCAAAAACTTTTGCTTTTGATTTAAAATTATAAAACTTTTCTAAAACTGGTATGTCAAACTTGATTATGTTGTGACCAATTATTAATTGAGCTTCTTCTAATTTCTTTACAGCTTCTTCATTATTAAGATGAAGTATTTTATTTTTGTCTATATCTTTTAAGATAATGCAATGGACTTTAGTCGCTGTATCTAAAAATCCATCTGTTTCTATATCAAAGCAGTATCTCATAATTTAATCTTCTTTATTTTTATTACGTTTACTGAAGGCATTGTTGTTATGTTTCCAACATCACCTAGTGTTCCATTATCTTCAAAATTTACATCTCCAACAATTATATGAACATCTTTATCTGCTTTAATTAACCAACCTGCTGTAATGCAAATTGTAACTTTGCTTTTTAATGCGTCCTTTAAATTTAACCAAGCACTGTTGGAATTAATATCTTTCCAATATACTTTTACAAAAGGTGCATTTAATATCTGTTTATTTATTTCTGGTAATTTCATAATTAATGTAAAGTGTGTGTCTCTATCATAACATTCCAAGCGGCATCTTCTCCACTAAAAGCTAAAGACAACAAAGCATCTTGTAGAATCATTGCGGAACTTTCTTTACCCACATGAATTGTTACTGTTTGTTTTGATTTTTTGGCTCTTGCCACAGCGTCCATGACATACATTGACCATCTCACTGCTCTTTTCTTTTTTTTTATTTCCTCAGAAGTCATCTAAAACTTCCGCTTTTACTTCAGCTAGACAACCTGTTTGTAAATCATAATGTAAACTACAAGCATTGCCAGTCTCACCTGAAAATCTATTTTTTAGTATTTGTAATTTTGCAATATTGTTTTCTGCTTTTAAGTCACGACTCATGGAAAGCACCATGTCAGATAATTGAGCTATGGACTGGCTTCCTCTAAGACTACTTAAAGTTACTTGCTTACCATCTTCAAAACCTTTGTCACCTTCTGTTGACCTACGTAAATGACTAACTAATATTAATCCTATACCTGTCTCTTCTACTAAGGTTCTTAATTTACTTATAAAATAATCAATAAGTTTTCTTTCATCATTAGTATGTTCGTCACCTAATGCAGACAATGCCATGTGTAAATGGTCAAGTATAACCCAGTCTACGTTACAAGCCTTAGCTAAATATCTTATTTTAGAAAGTAAGTTATCTGCGGCACTTGCTCCGAAGTGATTATATAAATAAAAATTGCCATTACCAATAGTAGAGGCAAAGGTGGTACGTAATTGTTCTTCATCTATTCCTTCTCTTGTTAAATGTAATGGTTTCTTTAAGTGAACACCCATAATTCCAAGTGCACTTCTTTTAATACTTTCTTCTAATGCTATGTATCCAACAGAATATTTTTGTTCTAATAAACTTAAAGCTACATGTCTACAAAAGCTAGACTTACCAACTCCACTACCTGCTGTTACTGTAACTAATTCACCTTTACGTAATCCATGAGTCTTTGTGTTTAAACATTCAAATGGATATTGTGCTGTTACATAAGTATCTTCTTTTTGTATATCATTCCAAATGTCAGCACCTAAAATAATTCCATCAGGTCTGTAGGCTTTACTAGACCATATACAATCTGTTAATTCTTTTACCTTATTTGCAAGTATCATTTCATTTGCATCTTTTAAAGGTAACGTACATATCTTAGCTTTGTTAGGTGTAAGTAATTTAGCACATTCTATTGCACCTTTTTTACCCTGTTCATCTTGGTCAAAACAAAAATAAACAGAATCAAATCCTTCAACCCACTCAAGCTCTCTTTGTATATCTCTCTTAGCTCCTTGAGCTCCTGATTTAATACTTACAACAGGAAATTTATTCTGATTAATAGCGGAGATACTCATTGCATCTATCTCGCCTTCTGTAACAATCAACATTTTTCCTTTGTCTCTCCATAAATGCTGACCAAATAAACCTGCTTCTCTTGCATCACCTAACCATTGAAAAGTTTTGTCAGGGTATCTTAGTTTTTGTGCAACTAATTCTTTATTTTTATTATAGTAATTTGCTATTTGACAAGGTCTGCCAAACCACGCACCAGATTGGTAATTGAATTTTTGAACTGTGTTGTAATTAATTTTACGTTTTGTTAATTCCGTAATACTACCTTCTATAAATTCTTTACTGGTTTCTGTTGATACTGGGTTATTCAAATCGTTTCCTTTTGTTGTTGTGTTACAAGAAAAGCAAAAAGCATGTCCATCTGAATAGACAGAGTTTGCATCACTAGAATTGCAATTGTCACAAGACGTGTGATATAAAAATTCACTTTCAGTTTTTTGCATAAAATTTTTTGATTAATTATTTGGGAAATTGGGTGTGGTAGTTTCCACTCTCGCTTCTCTACCACACAAACAAACTATCTCAACAACTCTGATACATCAAAGTGTGGAGATACGGAGTCAGTCACATCTCTGTGACCTACTACATCAGCCTGATACTCCTGTTTCAACTCTTTTATAAGTTTAACCAAAGCGGTATACTGTTTGAACGTGAAGTTACAATCAGGTTGATTGTCTAATGATTTTCCGCCTACTAGGCAGATACCAATAGAATTTTTATTAGACAGTTTAAGAGAACCATCTGCTATATGTGCACCTGCAACTTGTATATCTCTACCATCTTGGATTGTGCCATCTCTTTTTATTATTTTATGAAATGCACATGAGAACAAGCCGTCTTTACGGTGTTGTGTGTCAATATCTTTTACATCAAAGTCTTCTTTTGGTGAAGACTCACTACTATGTATTACAATATATTTTGTTTCTTTTCTAACATTATTCATTTTCTCTAACTTGTTTATTGTATTATGAAATTCTTTTATATCTTTATTAGTCATCATAACCATTCAATAGGAATATGTTTGTCAGAATACTTAAATCCGTATTTCTCACACCACATTCCATAAGTTGTTTTACTTTTTTTACTAATCCTTTGTTTACTGTTACTAAATATAAATCTAATATCTAGTTTTGGGTGTTGTTCTTTTATAAATCTCATCTTTTTTCTATCTTGAGATGTGAACAAGCCTTTTGTTTCTATAAAGAAATCTTTTTCTTTTAAATAAAAATCAGGTGTATACGTATGTATTTTTTCAGGGACAGTATACTTTAATTTAATTGTTTCAAATTCGTATTTTACTTTATTTAAGTCAAGCTCTTTTGATATTGCTATCTCCAAGCCTGACCTAAATCCGTATCTAAGACCTACTTGATTAGAAGTCAGTGTTTTGCGATTGTTCCACTTCATTTTCAAATGTCTTATCTTCTGGTGCTCTATAACCATCTTTAATTTCATCAAAGCCATAACCTTTTGAGTTACCTGCTCCGCCTTCAACAAGTTTAGTTATCTGCACTGCTCTTAATCTAAGGCTAACTCCTGCTCCTGCCATTGCAGTGTAATAAGGTATCAATTCTGCTGATACTTTCATTTCACTACCTGACCAAACATTAGCGTCAACCATAGGTTTACCTGCACTGTCAAAGATAGCAACTTTATTTGGAATAACTTTACCATCTCTAGTGATTATCTTTGCTTTAGTTTTAAACTTAAAGATAATATTGCCAGTAGCTTTACCTTCATCATCTCTCTCATCTTCATAAGGAAGGTTAGCCATCTTAGGCTCTTTTCCTTTAGTCTTCTCTTTAGCAAGAGTAACACTTTTCTTCATCTCATTATCAATTGCTTTAACAACTGACTGAGACTCATCTGATTTAACAATAAGATTAGTCTTGTAATGACCATCTGCATCAAATTGTGTATCAGGGGTTGTAAGCCACGCATATTGACTAACGCCAACTGGTGTTACAATCCTTACATTATTGTTTTTTGACATATATATTTCCTTTTTTATTGTCTACTAGGGGAACTTTACTCTGCTTATGCAAAGAAGAACCTGCTTTTCCTCAATTCATTTATATCTAAATCACCTTTTTGAGGAACTTCAGGTAATTTATCTTTCAAGTTTTCAGGTAATTGTTTTAAAACGTCATTTCTGAAATTCTCTAATATATCATTTTCAGTAAATAGTTTTATAAACGCTTCTCTTAGACTTGTGTTTAGAACTTCTACGTCAGCCGCAGTAGTTCCGAATGAGTCGTGTACGTTGCAGAAATTGGTTATACCATTATCTAATGCAACATTCACAGTCTCAATCATTGCGGCAGAGTCTACCGAGTGAACCAGATTAGGTGCTACTCCGTTACTCATTCGCAATTTGTCAGTTAAGTCAGTCTCAGTATTTATACGAGGCTTTATAACTTCACCCATTAACATAGCCTTAACTCTTTTAGACTTCATCTCAGGGTATGACTGATATACTGGAAAGCCAACAGGCGTAACCCAGTGTATAGGCAACTGTTCTTTAGAAACAATACGAGCAATGTCCTGTAAAAACTTCATTCCAGTACGTGCTGATTGTAAATTGTCACCAATGCTATCCCATATTATACTTGCTAAGTATGAACATGGTTTAAACATATCATTAATAAAAGGGTGTTCTTCTCCCTTATCTTTACGTTTTGTTAAGTCTTCAACAACAAAGTCCGTACAAGAATATCTGGTACTTCCATAACAAATAGTCATAATACTTCTTTTAGTCGTTGAACGCTTCACTCCATAATCAAGCCATTGTTGTGCATACGGTCTTCCTTCAACCGCATGTTCTTTTAGTTTCTCTATTACAGAATTTGCAACTAATTGATAAATGTCTTTAGGCTTATCACTAGGTAATAAATTAACTAACTCACCTGCTTTTTTGTCTCTTAACATTAATGAATAAATTTGTAATCCATTACAAGAGCCATCAACATTAATAACAATGTTAGATACAAAGCCATAACCTTCAGCTTTAAATCTTTTCCACTCCTCAGCCCACGCTAAGAATTGAAAAGCATTGCTTGCGTCTTCCCATTGTCTATTTGTGAATGGGTCTTCAACACATTTAAGTATCCAGTCTTCATTATCTTCAACCCATTTAACTCTATCTTCTAATGAGACTTTATCATTGCCATACATATTTGCACCATGAACTGCTAACCAAAAATCACCTTTGTTCTCTTCAGTGATAGGTTTACCATGTGCAAACGACAACAACGCTTTAGCACCATTAATAGATTGATAATTTAAAAAGGCAGGAACGGCATACGCTCTTCCTCTGAAATCAAATTGTAATGGAAAGTATACTGTGGCATAAGTTTTAAATTTATCACCAAGATACAATATCTTTGCATACAACATTCTTTTAGAGAACATACGAGCATTTTCTGTGTGGACTATAACTGCTTCTTTTTTCCACTTACGTCTTGACTCTTTATTTTCTTTAATGTCGTGAGGCTTGTTAGGAACTGTAAGATTTTTAATTGGTGGCATACCACCGATAGCCAGTCCTCTGTCCCAAGCCTCAGCCATAACACCTAAAATATAATTATTTATTTTATATGCGGTTGACTGCATTGCGTTTACCGCCCTGTATACTTTAGGCATTTCAAAGTTAGCTAATTCTCTAGCAAACAATTTATTTTTTTGTTTAACTAAATCTAACTCTGGTAATTCCTTAGTCCAATAACCGCCACCATGAACTGTAGACCACATTTTTGGTGGCATTACAGTCATCATGTAATCAGGATTAAGTAATTCATTAAAAGCATTTCTATTTTTAATCCATTCTCTAGTCTTTTGAGTCTGTTTAATAATCTTAGCTTTTTTGTGTTTAATAGTTTCTACACCCAACTCAATCATACCAGTAGATTCAATCATAAGCTCTACGAGTCTTAAACCTACGTGTAGTTTAGTAGGAGTAGTCCATTCTTCCCAAGACATAATAGTGTCTCTTTTAGCACTCTCTCTAAGTTTTCTACGCTTATAAGTATAATTCCAAGACCTTTTGTCTAAATCTTTTTTAACTGTGTCGTATAACTCTGGGTTTAAATATCTGAAATTCTTTAAAGCTATTTCAGTCTCAACTTTACCACCTAGACTAATACATGTAGCAGTTAATGGTTTATATTGTGTAATTGTATTGATTATATGTTTACCAGTTATCAAAGCCAATATCTCAGGTTCAACTTCACATAATTTGGTGAAAGCAATAGGCGGTTTACATACAGTAGTTTCAGATGTTCTCTGAATCCATTTGCCTATGTGCATTGCTAAAGGTCTGATTGTGTTGGCTACCATTACTTTACCGTAACTGGTAACTGATTCTTCTTCACGCTCAATATGAGAATGAAGTCTTTTATTCGTTCTTGCTGTCCCTGACAAAGCCATGTCTTTTTCGTTAGCCTCTTGGTCTGGGAAAGTAGGCATTATTTCTAATATCTTGGTCAATTTAACTCCTATAAGTTTATGTGTTAATTTGTGCTATCTACTATGGGAACTTTACTCGTAGTCTTCCAATATTGAGACAGCTTTTAGTAGATTTTTAGGCATTAAATGGGCATACCTAAGCGTCATATTGTAAGACTTATGACCCAACCATTCTTTAATAAAGTGTAATTCTACTTTACCTGATTGAGCTAATCTTGAAGCACAAGTATGACGTAAGCAGTGAATAACAAATTGTTTATCACTAGCTAAGCCCATGTCTAAACGTAATTTAGTCCAAACACGCTCAGCCATGCTATAATCTAAATGACTAAAATCACCTGATTTTTTTAATAAAGATACACAACGTCTAGTCAAAGGTACGCTCCTCGTTGTACTATTTTTAGTCTCATCTGCATATAATACAATAAAGTATTTACCATCTAATTTTTGAATTGCATCTTTTTTAAATGACAACGCTTCACCAAGTCTAACGCCTGTATCCAACAGAAATAAAAATAGACTCAGATATGGACTCTTGCTTAGAATCTTAATCATTGTCTGCTCTTCTTCTGGTGTCATAAATCTTAGTCTAGCTTTAGACTCTTCCTGCCATACTATGTGCGGAACTCTATTCATCTGGTAGACATTAGGTCTTTGATAAGCATATTTTAATATCTTACTTACACTCGCAAGATACCTATTAATTGTTGAACCCTTAATTCCACGCTTCTTTAAATGTGCAGTTAAGTCTTCAATATTCTCTTCGTGTATATCTTTTGGACTAAGCTCAGCTCCAAAAAAATTTAAGCAAAGCTCAGCTCTACTATCCTGAGAAGTTTCCCAAGATAGTGAGTCTTTTATTTCTTTTATTGTTTTCATTTTTTACCTTCTTTTAACATCTCTTTTATTAATAAGACAAAGAAGCCCAAGATTAAAACCTTGAGCTCCATTGGTGCATCTAAAAATATCTCAATCAT